CTATGACCTTCGGGTTATGAGCCCGACGAGCTACCATACTGCTCCACCCCGCACTAAAGAGGGAAATTATATAAAAACCTCCAATTAAGGGGGTTTTCGGTAAAACTAGTAGTTATTTTAAAACTTTAGAACGGCTTTAAGTGTAAATGCACCATCGGTGTCATCTACTTTTTCCCATTCTGCAGTCCATATACCACGGGTAACTGCTAAACTATAAGTCTTAACATCTGCTGATGTTTTATGACCTTCTACTTTTACAGTACCAAGAGTACCAAGCAGTGTTGAAACTGAACCGCCAAATGAACCATCTTCGTATGCATCTCTATCAACATTTTGATTATGGTCAAAAGCAAGAGTAGCACCACTTACAACTGTTGAAACATCTGATTGGATTTGATTAACATCACTAACTTTCTGATGTGTAACACCAAGAGTTAATCCAGCAACAGTATATGTTGCAGTTGTTTTACGTAAATCATTAGTGATATTTGTTACATCTATATCGATACCAGCAAATTTGCCACCGACATCGATAGTAGTTGAACCACCAGATTCTTGATTCAATCCTAATGTATAATCTCCAATAGTTGTAGTTACACCTAATTTAGTAACATCTGGGTCATCACCAGAATAATCACCTAACTTAAATATAAAAGCACCTAATGTAGTTTCTACATATAAGTCATCTATCTCAAGGTTTTCGTCAATAACTACGGTTACTGTAGAATTCCCTGCTGTTCCTTTTAATGTGGTTTCTAAATCTTGAGTATACTCACCGTGTGAATCAAGTGTACCCTCATAAGAACCAGATAAACTAACATCTGCAAACGTAGTAACAGACAGTAGTATGGCCGACAATGCGGCTAAAAGTTTATTAAACATATGTTTTCCTTTATTTTCATTAAAAAATAATCCTTTTTATAGTAGGGATTAACTACAAGTTTATTTATACAAAAAAAAATCCCCCAATTAAGGGGGATTTGGGTATAACAATAACTATGTTATTACAGATTTGTTACTGTGAAACGTCTGTAGTATACGTTTGCATTAGCACCTGCTGTAACAAATGGGTTGTCAGCCATACCATAACGAGTTTTAAACCCGATACGTGGTTGGAAATCTGACTCACCGATTGTCTTCATCATGCTTAATGGAACGTATGGGCAGTAGAACATACCTGCATCATAAGAGCTAGAACCCTTATAACCAACTACAATGTTACCAGCTGCACCAAATGGGTCAACATAAAGTTTAAGACCATTTAGAGTACCTAAAAACAAGTTACCAGTTACGTCTTCTAAACCTGTACCGGCTACGTTACCATAAGCAACATTACCTGTAGCATTTAGAGCTGCAGCAACACCCGGAGAGATTATTGCAAAGTTACCTTTACCACGACGAGTATCAACGGCAATACCGTTAGCCTCTTTCTCGATATGAGTAATCAGTGCTTTATAAACCTCAACTTCCCAACGACCATCTGATGTTCCGCCTACCGCTGCGTCATAGGCTGTGCCTTCTTTCGCATTAGTATTCATAGTGTGAATCAACTCACGGTTGATTTCCTGAAGAATCTCAGTAGACAAAATGTTTGCCAACTCAGTTTCAGCAGAAAGACCATGTACCGCTTTAAGGTCTTGAGCTAGTTCTTGAGTGTATCTTGCTTTCAACTGTCGTGATTTAGCTAACACTTGAGTCTTAGCAATTTCAAAACCCATTGTTGCAGAAATATTACCTTCTGCAGTAGCTGTTGTCATACCAGTACCAGAACCAGCAGAACCAGTTCCTGAGAACGAGTCGTCAGCTTCGTTAAACAAAGCTTCTGTTTGGTCTGTACCGTCAGTACCGTCAGCATAGTTTGATTTTAGTGCAAAAATCAGACCAGTTGGGCCTTTCATTGGTTGAACACCAGCAACTTCAAATGCCAAAAGATTTGGCACAGAACGTCTTACTAGTGAAATGAGGATAGGGTCGAAGTTATCGATTGCTCCAGTAGTAGTTGCGTTACCGCCAGCTACTGCATCCTCTTTAAGGGCTATTTCCTGATTTTCCAAGAGGATAGCTGTTACCGCTTTTTTATGAGTATCAGTGATACCACCCTCTGTTTCTAGTACAGGTGCCCATTTTTCCTGTAGCATATCAGCTTGTAATTCTATTGACATATTATCTCCTATATAGAATTAACCTTTAGATGTAAATGGATTCTCAGAATCACTTACACCAGGCTTGGTTTTATTAATAGCATCGATGTACTTGGCCATTTGGTCAGTTACTTCAACACTACCGTTGTCTTCAGAGATAGCATCAACTTCCGTTTCTGCAGTCGCTGTATCCTTATTAAGGTAAGACTCTTTAATTGTTGCAACTTTAGTCGCAAAATCTTCGTTATCTTCGGCTTCTATACCTTCACATAACTTAGAAATTTTTGCAGCTTCAGTACTTGCAAGACCTTCAGTCGCTTCTGATACTGTAGCTTGTCTTTCAAAAGCTTTCACTTTCTCAGATAGTTCTTTCGCATCTTCAGTAGACTTGTTAAGTTGGTCTTTAGCATCAGTTAGTTCTTCAGTTAAGGCATCAACAATTTCAACCTTATCTTCTGGAACATTAATATAATGCTCAGTAAAGACTCCATGCATTGCATCAATAAATGATTCTGTGATTTCAGACTTCAAAGAATGCTCAATTGCAACTTCGTTTTCTTTCATCCAGTTCTCAACTACGTAGTTGAGATAACCATCTACTTTGTCAACCATGTCTTCTTTAACCGCTTGTACTTCTTCAGCAAGGTCAGAGGCATAAGTATCCTCTAACTCTGCGATTTTAGTAGCAGTTTTTTGTTGTAATGCAGCTTCGAAAATCGTGGCAGCTTTTTCTTTAAAGCCTTCAGAAAGAGAATCTTCACCTTTAGCAAGTGCCTCAATATCTTCCTTGAATTTACCCTTCTTCTCTACTACGTCGCCTTCTGAACCGTCGTCCGTTTTAACCTTCTTTTTCTTCAAAGGTTTAGTCTTTGGTTCATTGCCTTCTTCTACATCACCCTCATCTTCGTCATCATCTTCCTCATCATCTTCGTCGTCTTCGGTTTTAGCCTTAGCCTCTGCCTTTTTCTTAGACGCCTCCAATAACTCGGCAAGCTCTTCTTTACTTTGTTCTTGTAAAGAAGCATAAATTGCTGATAACGTACGAGCCTTAGTTAAAGGTGCTTCCGTTTCATTTGTAGTTTCTTCAACTACCTCTTCAACAGTTTCCTCAACTACAGACTCTTCAGCAACTTCGTCTTTAATTTTCTCAGACATATTTTACTCCTAGAGAGTTATAGTTTAGAGAGGAAATGCTCAAACCCTGCGATTTCAGACGGACTATTATCGATAATTTCTTCGACAATAGGTTCTTCAACCACTTCTGGCTCCTTCATTTCAGTCTCACCTTCTTCAACAGCCTTGAAAGGAATATAATGACCTTCCTCGTCCCTTTTCCAATCAGTTCCCTCAAAAATACCGTTAACAAAACAGTTTTGAGCTGATGGGTCTTGAACGATATCAACTGTGTTAAGCATAAAATCATCCTTAACATAGTTTGCACCATTTTTCATTTCTAGACTTCCCATACCACGACTAGAGACACCAAGTTGAACACCACCTTCGACCAGACCTTTTACAACCTGACCCATTGGAGTGTCTAACACCAGTGCCTTTCCTTTCACATCATTACCTTCCCAATTAAGTTCAGTAATTCTGTGAGAAACTTTATCTAAATTAATAGATGGGCCGTCTGGGTGATTTAACTCACCTACAGCACGACCTGTAATTACTTGGTCTTCAATGTATTTTTTTACTGCCTTTTCAAGAACTTCTTTGGTATAAATCCTACCATTTCTGTTCTTTGACTCTGCAGACATGAATACTCCTTCGATAAAGACATTCTTCTTACCTGTCTTTTTATCTTCTTGTATTGAATAACCAAGGTTCGAATCTGTATATTCTGCGATTAACTTCATGTTATCTCCTATTTCTACCAGTTTGCGTTTTTATATTTGGTTTTACCATCAATATGTACAATTCCCTTTTCTTCAGCACCACGGGAAGTATACATACCACCAATTACTAAATCATCATAAAACTTTTCCATTCGTTTAATAAATTCTGGTCGAACTCCAGTTTTCTTCATCATATTATATACTTTACGATATTCTCCTAATGCTTTAATGGAAAGTTTTTCATTCCATTTTTCATCAAGTTTTCTGATTTCTGATATCTTTATCATACACCCATTACCTTAATAAATTCTTTTAAACCCTTTTCAGCATCTTTCTCGGATTTAAAAGTATCGAGCATCTGGCCATCAACATATAAGTTGAATGAAGAACCCTTTTTCGATATCACCGCATCAACGTTTTTCTTTTTACCCAAACGAGATAGTTCTTTAACCACCTTCTCACCAGAAGGCAATTTCATTTTCTTTTCGACTATTAAGTTAAACGAATCTTTAAATGTCTTCACTATTTGGCGTTTCCTCTGCTGTCGGTTCTTCCGTCGCAGGTTCTTCTATAGGAACTTCCCCTCCATATAGTTTTTGTGCAACATCTTGTTTTTTACTATCCAACGCAGAATTTATCTTATCTGCCATGATAGAATTAAACGAATTATTGGACGATTGTGCGTCCCCCTTTTTCACATTACTAATTAGTTCGTCAATACTCATAGTGTCTCCGTATTATATATTTATAAAATTTTCGATTTCAGATAAGGTTTTTACATATCCTCGTCTTCATCAGTTGGTTCTTCCTCATTTTGCTTTGCAATTTCCTTTATTAGGTCATCATCTTGTCGTAAAATGTTCTTTCTAACCCATTCTCTTGAATAATATGTACCAACATACTCATCCATTATTGAAAGAACTTCAAGACGTGCAGTTAAAACCTCTGTATCTTTAAGTTCGGCATAATGATTATCCTTTGAGAAGTCAATAAAAATCTGTGATTTAATCTCAGCCCAATCAGACGGAACAATAATCTTTTTAAGGATAAGTTGTCTTTCAAGTGCCTGTAAGAATAAACCATTGAATTTAATTCTAATTCTATCGACAAACTTCTGGAATTTAAGTTCATCTCTAGTAATCTCTGATGTTCTACCAACATTAAATGTGGAATCCTGTTCTAATCTGGATAGTGGTACGTTCAAAGACCTGTATAATTTCTTTTGGAAGTACTCTACATCTTCCACTTCCCCAAGGTTTTGTCCGCCAGGGAGTGTTGTTATCTCTGTACCTCTACCACCTTCCCTACGAGGCAACCAAAAATCTTCCATAATACTCTTATGGTCTCTTTGGTCTTTTAAATCACCTGTTGTTGGGTCGTATACAATCTTGTTACGATACTTGTTCATTGTATTGTTAAGGTATTCTTCTGCCTTTCCTTTCGGTAAGTTACCCACATCAATATAGAATATACGTCTTTCAGGAGCTCTTGATATACGATAAATGACCATTGAATCTTCCATCATAGATAGTTGGTTCATTGGTTTGAGTGCCTTATGTAGATACCCAATTACCTTATCTCTTTTCTCGTTAAGTAATCCTGAGTTAACTTGTATGATTGCGTCTGGGGATATCTTTAAACCTTGTTCGTTTGAGACACCTCCGTGTTCATCATCAGTATAAAGGTAGTATTCCCCCACCGTCTTAATTAACTCTACTGCTGTGCCGGGTTGTTTAACCTTTTCAACTTCTTTCATCTTCCGGATTTTAGTAGGGTCAATTGGTTTCAGTTCTTTAATACCTGCTTCGGCTTTGTTACCGATAATAACATGATAGAATAATCTACCATCTACATACCAACGTCGGAATAAATCGTAACCTTTGTTGTTGAAGTCGAGGATTTTAAGTATATTCTCAAATTCCTCTGTAATTAGTTTTTTAACATTATCCGCTTGCTCTAGATTATCGGTGTTTAAAGTAACAACTGTACCATCTTCGGGTTTAGTAATAGACTCATTAACGATATCTTCAATCGCTGCATCTACTTCGGGATATGTTGTGATATTGCGGTACTTTAATATTAATTCAACATCAGATTTAAACTCATCACCGTTTATATCTAAGTATTGTCCAAAATAACCGCCCGTCGGGGATATCTGATATGAGCCGTCCTCTTCGTCTCGACTGAACGTCTTTGCGACTTTATCCTCGGCTGTTTTTTTGCGTTTAATCGTGAAACCGAATAAACTTCTTTCGTTTTCTGCCATAGTATTTTATGTGTTGTTACACCCTTAAGTTAATGTACTTGTATTTATACACTAAATTAAGGGTACTCTTTCGAGTACCCTATGATTTTTACGTAGTTATCTAGTTAAAGAATCACCCTCATCACCTTCGAAGGCTGACCAATAGGTAATCTGGAATTCAACTGTGAATTCTTCAATTGTTCCTTCTTGGTCGTATGCAACTTCAATCGGCGCTAAAGTTGAAGGCCAACAGCCTGTCATCTTATACGTCTTAACTGGCGTACCATCTTTGTCGAGTTGTTTAACCCACAAATCCGCCATATATGAAGATGGAGTTACCAACCCCGTGTTATTTAAGTGATTATTAATTCTACCCATCCACACTTCCATAGCATTACGGACTGCGAAATTAGTATCATTAATAACAGTAATTGTCCAAGGTTCAAAAGTTCTATCACCAGCAATCTGTAATTGACGACCCCTAAACGGAACCATCACAGGTGCGATAGTAGAACCAGGCAATTGAGCACCCTTTACCATAAAAGATGCAGCGTCCAAATCCAAAGCAATATCCAAACCATCTGGATATGTCAAGGAAACGGAAAATAAATTACCTCTTGCACCGCCACCAATTAACTGACCTTTGAAATCATCTATTGATAAATTTGGCATGATTAATTACCCCCTGCAATTTCACTAAACTCTACACCAGTTCGAGTGGCGATAAAGTTAAGTGTGATGAAGTTAATAGAGCGTGCCGGCTTAACATAAATGTCAGCAACAAACTTATTGGTATCAATAATGTTACCAGTATTGTTAGTAGAATCACAAACTACTCTAAAGTCTGTAATACCACGACGACCCTTAACATCACGCAAGAATGGTTCAACCATATTGCGGAATTGAGCTCTTGTAAACTCATCGTTAAACTCAAATAATGATGCCTTAGATGCAGTAGATATTGCTTTCTCTAGAACAATGAACAATCTACGAACATTGATTCTATCAAACGCACTTGGTTTAGTTTGTAATGTCTTGTCACCATATAAAACTGTACCTTGACCCGGGAATGTTACAATCGGGTTAATACCAACTTTGTATAAATCATCTCTATCAGCTTGATTTGGATTGTATGCTAACTTAGTAACGTTTCTAACATTACCACGTGTAAACCCAGCAGGTGAGAACCATGCATCAGCACTTAAATCAGTACCAGCACTTAGTCCTGCCATAGAACCAGACGCACCTAACCAACGATATACATCATTATACTTATCATACACATATAATGCAGAAGAATCTGCAAATGCATAAGATGAGTGTGTTATTGAACCAGCCCATGTCTTAACTTCAGCAGCCGTATCGGCAGAGAAATAAGGTGATACAAAAGCAACACAGTCTTTACGTGCTTCTGCCATTGCAATCAACTTATTACATACTGTTGTTGAGTCAGTAGAACTCCAATTCACTTTACCCATCATCAATAGAGAAACATCAATTGTTTCTGCATCAGCGAGATAATCATAAGCTGCTGTAGTTACACCAGCAGTCAAATCATTGTCATCAATTCCGTCATCTAGTAATGATAGAAAATCTCCATCAGTAGAACCTTCAACAGTTACGTCAAAAGTTTGTCCCGCTAGAGCAGAACCGAAGTTAGATAGACCAGTAAGTCCATCTATGATTCGAATCCATGCTGAATCATTATTGATAACATTTTTTGCATAATTACTTTTACCAGACGAATCTTTCGCATCAGAACCTTGAGATAGAAACTCGTAAGTTTCTAAAATTTCGTTCTGTGTTCCGGTGATACCACCAGTTGCGTCATACACTACTACGTGTAATTCGTCGTTTGCTCCACTAACTGCAGTTGCACCCGAAGATGTTCCCGGTGTAGCGGAAAAATGACTTGCCCAATCCCAAGCCGCCCATGCGGTGGCATCAGCTGGACAAATCGATACTCCAATATTGTTTCCTGTTGTGCCAGGGTATCTTGCAACCACATCCTGACCAGAAACACTAAGAGCATGTGTATCATTTTTAACTAATAGGCCTGCAGCTCCTGAAGTTGCGTTCAAAGCCGAAGCGCCTACGCCACGCACAACACGTAATGTGTTGCCGTAACTTAAAAATTGAGCAGCAGATAAAACACTTTGATACGTGTTGTCATCTGGCTGTCCAAATAGTTCGACCAATTGTTTCTCTGAACCAATAGTAGTTACTTCATCTACTGGCCCCCATTGAAACGAACCTGCAATACCACCTGTACTAGATGAAACTGCCGGTACAACATTGGTCAAATCCACTTCTTTTACCTGTACACCAGGCGAGACTAGAAATGCCATGTTTATTACTCCTAATAATTATAAGAAATTTACATAATACGATTTTATTCACTACCATTATTTATAAAAATCAACCTTTCCATACTTTCCAACCAGGCCCAAGGGGATTTTTCTCCTCTTGACCTCCATTAAATACCCCAACGGGCATCATATCATCTTCAATTTGTTTGAGTTTTTCTTTATATAAGAAATCTTTCATATTGACATTAGTTGCATCTTCAAAGAATGGGGTTGAAGTAAACCACCCAAACAACACAAGATTCATCATTAAATCGTCATTCCCGTGATGGTCTGCTTGATATGATGCACCCTTTTGAACGAAACTGGACATTTCTATGATAGTTTCTAAATCTAATATATTAAGTTTTCCCCTTTCTACAATGTCTTTTATATTGGAACACCCTATTCTCTTAATCTTCTTTGTCATTGCGACACCGATTGCAGATGCCTTAATCAAAGACTCCGCATAAACATTCTCGTATTCTAAATCGTAATGAAGTCCATTACATACAACTGCACCTTGGTCATTGTTCTCGATTACAACATAACATTGATTGTAGTATTCCGCCCACTTGTATATAATGTCTGGAAATATCAAAGGGGAAGTGGTGTTATTTCGGAATACAGCAACTTGTTTAAACACTTCTTCCGTTACATCTATAACATTAAAGGTAGAGTAATCCATACCACGACCTTTAGATACATCAACAAACATCAGATACTTATGGTTTTCGATAGGTTCTTCATACACCCTAACATTATTTTGATATGAAATAGGTTCTTCCCCCTTTAACTTCATAAGGGCTTCTGCGTTAATTAAAGTATTACCTGCCCCGATAATCTCGTTACCGAATTCCTGATTGAATTGAATTTCCGAAGTATTTGCAACGGTTTGTCGTTTCCACTCATCATCTCTGCCGGGAACATCCCACCAATCAACTCTAAATGGTATAAATTCGTTTGTCTTTTGTAGTGCACCTTCGTATATGGTGTTAAACATATTATTGACACCATTACGTGTGGAAGTTATGATGACCTTAGTTGATTCACCAGACGAGATTACTGGATAGGTAGATGTATAGAATTCCACATCTCTATCGACAAACGCAAACTCATCAAGATATACAAGGTTCATTGACATACCACGAATAGAACTTGCAGTAGTAGATGAAGCAATTATCCTTGAGTTATTAGAGAACTCTATAGAACCTTTGTTGAGTGCCTTACAGCCGGGTTGTAGGAAAAAGGGAATGTTCTCTAACATTAGAGTAACTCGTCCTAACATCTCACGGGAAGTTGCAGCTTTATTCGCAAGGATACCGACGACCTGCTCTCCTTTAAATAGAATATACCAAAGAAGATATGCAACGGTACATATCGATTTTCCGGATTGGCGACACGCAAGAATAATAGAAAATCTATTTGCATGGAAATGTTCGAACATCTTTTTTTGATATGGATATAATTTGAAGGGTATTAACCCCCTATCCAAATGAATGACTTTGCAGTAGTTCTCTGCAAAATATACTGGGTCTTTAAGACATTTTTGATATTCGAGAAGTTCGTCTTTTGTCCATGCATGTTCAACGTCAGCACCACGTACTCGGGGATTCCCGAGATATCTGTTCTCTTGTTTATCACCCATAATTAAATCATCTATTTCTCGTAATGTAACCCGTCATTACCATTCTGTCCAATAATATTAATTCTTTCATCATCTTCTGGCCATGCTGTGGTTTCACCTATCGCTACACCATTATCTATTGTTTCTAAATCATCACCGATTTCTGTCTTGTATACAGTTTCCATGAACTCTTCACTATCATCATTGTCTGGAATTTCTTTAACTACTACTTCATCACGTAACATCTTTTGGAGTTCAGCTGTAGAACCTATAAACACGTTATTCGTTTGATGTTCCAATCCCGGTATGGTATTAAGATTTGTAACTTCTTTCTTGTTCTTCTGAAGTTTCATTAGTTTCTCTGCTATTTCAGCATTGTTTTTAATGAGTTGTCCGAGTACTTCGAAGGCTCTTGGGTGTTCACTCTCTCGAGCAACTTCAAGCATTAGTTCGATTGCTTCCCCACCTTGTAATGATAAATCGTAAAGTTGTTTACGTATGTGTTCGTAATCCTTATCTACGTCCTGTGAGTGTTCCATAATTCTAAAACTCCATGTTTTTTTCTTGCATCTTCCTTATTACCACCTTCATATGGTATTGCAAGACCTTCCAAAACCAATAATTGATTTATATCAATCTCATCTTTAATTGTTTTAAGAGTACCTAATACCCTACCAAACTTTCCTTTCTTCTGAAGTTTAGTTTGTAATACGAACTCCTTATCCTCTAATAAACTCTGCAACCTTTTCTTCGCAGCCAATCCCCAAGACTTCTCTGCGAGATTTCTTGTACGTGATTCTGGAGTGTCGATACCCATTAAACGAACCCGAGTTTTCATAAATACACCAAAACCTAAATCCATTTCCACATCAACTGTATCACCATCAACAACTCTAAGCATTTTTGATTTATAATTGTACATTAGGGTTCATTAAAAAAGTCAATAGTTTCTGTATATGGCACCGATGAAGAATCGGTAATAGATTGTTTCTCTATATTCTGTTCTGAATCACTATCCTTATAATACACATCAGTATAAAGAATCTTCTCAGAACTTCCAATACCTTGATAATATTTAATTCTCATTTCAAAGGTCAATGTATATATAATGGTTCTATTAGTGAGGAAATCCCCCTCATAATCATCATTGAGTGACACACCTGAAAGTACAATAGGAATATCCGATTTAATAGACATATCCGGTATATCGGTTATCGTTACCGTATACTCAGGTTGAAAAAGAGGAAGAATTTGTTCAAGAATTTGTAATGCGTCGTCTTGTGCTTTCGACATTATATTTAATTCAAATCCTACCTTATATACTGCGGGTGCATTAAGTGTTTTAAGTACAAGTGTATTAGTAACGTCAACCTTAGTGAATTTCTTCATCTTGTTAATTTTTGCTTGGGGGTCGTATGTCATATCAGTTATTTCAAATGCCATACGAGGTAACTTAATCGCCATCTTAGGGTCGGTAATGTTATTAACACGTGCAAGAATCTTTTGACGAGGTGAATATGAAAGGGGTACTTGAATTTTATTTAAGACCTTCCCTGCACTATCAGTTTTAACAACCGATAAGTCATTGAATAGAGAACCGAATACCGATACGGCTCTGCGTGTGCTTGAATTGTAAAAGTGTGTTTCGAACATATATTACGGCATCCCGAAAGGGTTCTCCTCTGTAAAGTCAATAATTAAATCTGCATCGGTTTCGAAGAATACGTTTTGTGCTGAATCATCTTCATTATATGTATGAGAACCAGCTGCAACCACCGTACCACAATCGTAAACTGCACCAGATTCTGTACCAACGATTCGTTTATTGGAGTCAGAAGATACATAGAATTGTCTGAATTTACCGTCGGAAGTAACATGTGCTATAACCGCAAGTGTACCCGCCGTAGATGAAACTGGTTCCCAACCAGCAATTTCAGCTTCTATATTGATTGGTTCACCACCAGCATCATTCTCTCCTGTCCATTGTGTTACAGTTTCCCCTATTTCAAAAGTACCAGAACCACCTTGTAAAATATAATTGTATAAAGTAGCGTGGGTACGTTCGATACTGTCTATACCGTCAATTCCAGTATCGAGTATTTCGTCTGAGTATTCGAATAGTTCTGCCTGTAATTTATATACAGGTAGATTTTGTAATTGGTAGAATGGTTGTTCGTGTTCAACAAACTTGATTTCGAATAAGGATTGTGTCATTGGTAGGAATAACAAATCACCTTCCATAGGTCTGTCACCACCATGAGCGGCAACATTCATACCACCTGCATAAGTACCTACTTGTCTTTCCCACCTACGTTTTGCAACGACGAAAGTTGCTTGGTCTCTGATTTCTACACCGAATTTGGACAAGAGGTCGCCCTCTCCTTCAAATGCATCA